TCACAGCTTTGTTTCCAGTTTTCTAGCTCTTCTTGGGCTTTAGCTGCTGCAAGTTGTGCAGGCGTTAAGGTGTTAATGTGATCTTTAGCTTGAGTAATCAGGTCAGCCAAGAAAGTAGGGTGTGCTTTAAGATCAGGTACCCATACTTCACCGGTTTCACCGCCTAAAGCACCTGAGTTTTTCGCATGATGTGTAGGCGAAGGTTTGAAATTAATAACGCGGGCATTTTTACCTTCACCTGTAGTAACAGTTGTTAGATAACCCATGACATCTGCGATACGGTAAAGCTCGTTACGGTTTTTACCACCTAGATCTGGTCGGTAAATAATTTGATCACCGTTTTGATCTTCTGATGCGTGTGCAATGAAAACAACATCTTTACCTAAACTAATCAAAGTATTGATGTATTGCTTGAACGTTTGATTCGCTAAACCTTGAGCCTTTAACTTTAAAGAACCATCTTTTTGACGGTTATTTGCCGTAAGTAACAGGTGGGTTTTAATGCATTCAAGCATTGCACCCACGGTATCAATGACTACGGTTTTATAAGGTGCTAAGTCTTGAGGAGTTAGGTTTGCAACATCACTCCATTGTTGAACCTGTACAACCGCACCACGACGTAATTCACCAGTACGGTGAGCACCACGGTCAAAGTCAAAAGAAATTGCTTTTTCCGCAGTAAAGCCCATTGATGATTTACCTAAACCCGGATCAGCGTATAGGTACACAATAATTGCTTGAACCAATAAGGTTTGATCAGCCGTAATAATAGGTAGAGCCATTTTTCTTATCCTCATCTAGAGCCGGTGAAGCCGCGTTTTTGCTTGTAAGCTTTGCGGTCATAAGTAGGGATATTTGTTTCACGCAGTTTTATAGCGAGCTGCTTTCTGCGTTGAAAATCGATTTCTTGGGTGAGTTCATTCCAAACTTTTGGATAAGAAGTTTGGAACCTAAACACATTTAAAGGCGTCTTAACTCCGTCTTTAACTTTGTAAAGAACTGAGCCGTTAGCATTAGATGCGTACACTTGCCAGCCAATGCGGACAGAGTAGAGGCCCTTATCATCACGACCCAAATAAGACTTGTAGCCGTCAGGGTGTTTTTTGTAATTAGTCATCTTTAAGCCTCCACCAACTTGTTACGTTCGATGAAGCCTTTTAGAAGACCATTGATGTTTCGGATGTCTTCAAATTCGGTGAAATCGTTATATGACTTACCATTAACATCAGTGATTTCATTTACTGTGAGTTGAGTAATTTCAACAGCGGTGAATTCAGAACCCGGAACGCCGTAGCTGTCTGAATGAGCTTCAAAATCAAAGCTAACGTTTAAACGGAAGCTATCTAATTTGATGACGGCAACGCCAGAATGTTTACCTGTGATTTTTGCAGTTAAGACACCGTAAGTACTTGGTTGTGTTTTAGGGGTGAAAAGAGTAGGTGCTTCTTTTGTTTGGAAAGCTGGTTGCAATTGGCAAGCAACTAAAGAACCACCAGAAATTGCAAGAGCAGCCATGCTGACAAATGCAAAGGAGTTGAAAGGGGGAGCTTTTACGTTCATAATTGATCTCGCAGTTTTGCAAAAGCACATCGGACCTGGGGAGGGGCGGTGTGCTTTTTTGATGTCTACGAGATAAATATAAGAAAACTTAGTTTTATTGTCAATAAGAAATCTTATTTTAATTTAAGAAAGCTTACTTTTATGCTTTAATAGACAAAAGAAAACCCACACGGGGTGGGTTGGATGGAGTTTGTTATGGAATTTCCTAAAAATATTGCAGAGCAGTTAGTTGGCGATTCGGTAGGTCCGCTTCGTGCTTAGCGACATCAAATGATTTGTAAGCTTATTGATGCGGGTGTGACCAATCCCGAAGAAATCGAAAGTTCAGTTGATAGATTATATAATTTTCTTGTGTCACCAACGAAAAATGATATTGCTAATAGTATTCAACCAGAGGGATTGGATCTAACCTTACCCGAGCGAAGAATAAATGGTATTAATACATTACATAAATTAATAGACCAAGCTGACCTTACAAAGGATCAGCTTGATGACATTAAGTTATATTTAAATCCTTATTCATTCTTAGACTCTAAAAAGGTCTAGAGATAGGCATTGGTGTGATTGATGGTGATCTAACAACTTTGGCAAATACCCCATAAACATGTCCACATTCAGAGCAATGGGCGATATTAAACCATGTATCACCACCTTTTGACTCTTCAACACTATCACTTGAAACAATGTATTTCCTGCCTTGAATTTTACACTCGGGGCATTTAGGTTCTGCATGGTTTTGACTCATAATTCTCTCCTCCCGATATGTTCTAAAGGACCGTGTTGGGTCACGGTTTTGAGTGTCACTATTTCTTTTTAGTTTTATGTTCACTTAATAACGGCTTTGATTGATCCTCAAGCCTTCCCATTGCCGTGGATTTTTGCATTGATTGTCTAAATTGATTAGCTGTATCGGTCAATGCTTTGAAGCGAGAAGACATATCTAAACCCTGGGTTATTAGGATGCTATTGTATGACTCCAAGTTTGCCATCAGAAGGTTATCAAGTGCTGTGGCATAATCCCGTTGATTGCCATCCTTTAGATTTGGGTTGTCTTGCTTCCAATTCTTGGCGGTTTTTCCAAATACAATCGTGTTTAACATATCGGCTTCACTCGCGTAAACAATGCCTTGTTTATTTTGAGGTACGGTCTGTATTAAATGTTGCTGAATCGCATCTGTATGGATGCGATAGTTGATTTTTGATAATTCACGTTTAACTTGCCACTCTATGGAATCTCTTTGAGCTTCTTGTTCTTTTAGTCTCTGGAATTCCTTAATCAGATATAATTTGAACTCGGGGCTTAACCATGCACCAAACTCAAAAGCAATATCTTTGTGAGCATACGTTCCGCCATAACGACCAGCTTTGGCAACTATACCAATTGCATTTACCGAATCAATCCAACGCTTGGCTGACATGGTAAAACGATTGGAACCAGCTTGATTTCTAATTCCCTCGAATTCGAGGGAATTAAAATTTGAGTTATTTATTCTCTCCCAAACACCTAAAAATTCTACAGTATCCTTATTTCTTAACCATGATTCTATAAGTGATGATCCACCCTCAAAACCCGACACCATATCAGTTAAGCTTATAAAATCATCATTATTTACTGTTGAAACAGATATTTGGATGTTTTGAACTAATATATTTCTATTATTCACCATTTCTTTTCCTGAATTTACTTGAGCTGCACTGTGCTCACAGTTTTATTATCTAGCCTACAAAAAATTGATTTGGGCTGTTTATCCTTCTTACTCATAAGATTTTACTTTTCAGTATTATCAATCTGTTGTCCTAGCTTTCCTTCTTTTACCAACTGCACGACCTGCTCATTAGTAAGCACAGGAATAAAGACTTTGTCGCCAATATCTTTAGAAAGAATCTTTACTTCTTCGGCTGTTAGCACCAAAGCTTCACCATGTTTCGCAGCATCATTGATGCGAGCAATAATCTGGTTGATTGGTAGTTTAGAGTTGTCCATAAGTCTTCCTGTGATTAATGCGAATAAGGATGTTCTTGTCTGTGCTGACTTGGCGGCACGATATCTGTAATAGCGGTAATACTTTCAACCTCGTCCATTTCAAAGAAAAATCGCTCACCACCATTCACAGAAAGCAAACTTAAAACCCCACCATTGATGCCGACAAATTCTTTAATTGTGCATCTTCCATCCTTCAAGCACACCTGAACAAACTCATTCGGCACAAGCTCTGCATCAGGGTCGCATACAACATACCAGCCATTACGAATTGCTGGAAACATTGAGTCGCCAGTGCCTTTAATGCCATAGGCTCTTGGTCCTGCTGAGTGAGTTGGAACATACCCATCTCCAGCATTGCCTTCATAACCCATATCTGTGAAATAGCCATCCATGCCCATCTTGGAGTAAGCCTTAACAGGAACATATCTTTTTTGGGTGGGGAATGATTTAACAGGTGTTTCAAGAAATTTAACAGCATCTTCGCTATCGGGAATATTGTATTTTTTCTTAAAAGCTTCGATATCCAGAACTTTCAATTGTGTAACAGTGCTATCCAACTTAGGGCCGCTTTCATCTCCATTAGTTATATATGAAGTCGACACTCCGAAATAAGCGGCCATTTTGCTTAATGGGTCTGCTTTAGGAGCATAAGCATCTTTCTCCCAACCAGTGACATTGGGCGCACTAACTCCGGCGATTTTTGCCAACTCGCCTTGGGTTAATTTCTTTTCTCTTCGTAAGGCGCGAATACGCTGACCCATAGTTTCTAGATTCTTCATATAAGTTATCTTACATCTTGCAAAAATAAGTTATCTTTGTTTTAATACTAAGAAATCTTATTTTTGAGGTTGCACAAATGACCAAACAGGAAGCTTATGAGTTGCTTGGTGTCAATGGTGTTGGCTTAGCAAAGTTATTAGGAATTGAGCCACCTGCTGTTTACCAGTGGCCAAATGAAAAGATTCCTTTAGCTCGCGAATACCAAATCAGAGATTTGGCAAATGGCAAAGAACCAATCAAACGAACTACTTCAAATGCTTAGGACCTAACCATGAGCAAATTATCAGTTGATATATCTGCAAGCGCCAGAAATGGCGTATCCCGCATATTGCATGGTCTTGATATAAGCAATCAAAAAGAGATTGCTGAACAATTAAAAGTTGATCCAAGCACTATTACTCGGCTTAAAACGGATAAGAAAAACAATGGCTTGAATGAAATTGAAATGTTTTGCGAGCTATTGAGTTTACTTGGTTTAAAAGTCGTTCCTAAAGATTATCAGAGCATTGATAAAGAACGTGTTGCTGCACTTTTAGTTATGTCTAAAAGCTGGATGAACCGTATAGAAACGGTGGATGACTTATTTCATGACGAAATCAGTGGTCAAAAAGAAAAGCTTGGATATTAAAAAACCACTACCTGCTGTAACAGGAGTGGTTAGGCATTCAATTGAGGTGGATCAAATGAACATAAACAATTTATCAGAACAACCAATCGAACTCAACTCACCTGATTTTTTAATAGGTGACGTTGTAGTGCTTACTAAAGAGTGCCGTACTTTCAAATCAAATGATTTGTTTGAAGTTAAAAACAAAACTTTGACTAGTTTATGGACCATCAAATCAGAGAATCATTTGATTCTAGTTTCTTCAAAAGAAATCCGCACAGCAACAGTTGCTGAACTTAACGCCAAACGCCGACTAACAAGCGCTGAGCAAGCATTAGCGGAGGTGTCATGAACAGCTTTACACAGCAAATCAAAGATTCTCGTCAGCAAAGTGAAATCCAATCTTTTTACGAGCCTGCATTGCGAGTGCTTGGGCACCTATTTGAGGTGAAAAAGCAAAATTTACGTAACAAAGGTTATGACGAAAATAATGCGGCGGTAACCAAAGTTGAATTTTCAGAGGCTATGGCTCGTCAATTTCGCATAACGCAGTGGTTAGCACAACAGATTGTAACTAGCTTAGCCAAGGCGTATTTGGTTGATTCTTTTGGAGGCTATGTTAAGCCAAAGGATGGTGAAAAGTGAGATATGCAGCAAAAAGAAAACAGGATATTTCCGTTTCTACCACACCGCTTGAGGTGGTAATTCCACTGGAACAACCAGTAAAGATCTATTCGGCTAAAGAATTAGCAGCTATGCCACTTTCAGTTATGAATGCCGCAATTGAGGCTCAGGAAAGATTTTATCAACTTGAAGAATTAACCCATATGGGGGGGCAGGCTATAGCAGTTCGCCGTCTCATGGAGGATGGGCACAAGCTAATTCAGGTGAAAGAAAAGTCTCGTATTCGCTACAAAATCAACAACGAATTTATTCCTCCAAGAATTATTCGTCAGTTGGAAATGCGCGGATTAGTGAAGCTTGGAAGGGGTAAGTAATGATTATTATCACCCCTTCAAAGCCCCTTCGAACCCCCTTCAAAGGAGATAAATAACCATGCGTGACTATGGGAAAGTCTCACCACATTTCTGGACGGGAACTACGGGAAAAAAACTTCGTCAAACACCTGAAGGCTTAATTGTCGCTATGTATTTAATGACAAGCCCTCACGCGAACATGCTTGGCTTGTATTACATACCCCTTCTATATATTGCTCATGAAACTGGCTTGGGCTTTGAAGGGGCTTCTAAGGGGCTTCAAAGAGCCTGTGAAGCGGGGTTTTGTAGCTATGACGAAGCCACGGAGACAGTCTGGGTGCACGAGATGGCACGTTTTCAAGTAGCTGAGTCATTAAAGCCAGCCGATAACCGCTGTAAGAACGTGCAAAAAGAGTATGACTCATTGCCGTCAAGCCCTTATTTATCAAGCTTTTTCGATAAATATGCACAAGCATTTTGTATGACTCAAAAGCGTGGCGAAAACGCCAAAATAGATAGCCCCTTACAAGCCCCTTCAAAGCCCCTTCGAAGCCAGGAACAGGAACAGGAGCAGGTACAGGAGCAAGAACAAGAAAATACTCACACACAAAACGCGGCTGAAAATTTTTCAGCGAAAGAAGAATCTTGGAAACCAAATCGTGAACTTTTGCTGAATGTGCTTAGGACTTCACAAGTGGGTGCACAAGCAGAGCAGGTTTTAGAAATGCCAAATTATGAATTTCATCTTGGCAACTTCAATGCTCACTGGGAAAACAAAATTGATCTCACTGAAAACCAACGAACTCGAAAGTTTGCAACTTGGTTAATTCAGGAATTCACAAAGTCGATAAGACCTAAAAAACAAAACTCACCAATGAAAACTGCACCAGCAAGAGACGTAAACAGTGCTTGGGGTGATTCAAAACAGTATGCACCAGCCACAGATGATATCGATGTAGGGGAGATGCTATGAATGCATTGAGCAAACAATTCAAAACTGAGCTGGTACAAACTAATCAGTTTTGCCCTAAACACAATGAGTTAATGGTTTTATTAATTGGTCGTCCAGTTTGCCAAACATGTGCAAATGAAGCGTATGTGAAATCACAAATTGAACACGCACACCAAGTCAACCTTATGGTACGCGAGAAACATTTTGCCGGAGCAAAACTTCCTGAGCGCCACAAGGAAAGCGGATTTAAAAATTATGTGGTGAGTATTGATCCGCAGAAAGAAGCTAAAGCTGCTTGCCATAAATTTGTTCAAGATTTTAATTCAGGGAAGAAGCGCAATCTGATTATGGTTGGGCGTACAGGAACAGGCAAAACCCATCTTGCATGTGCTATTGCTCGTAACGTTTTAGACAAGCGTAGTTATGTTCGTTACGTCACCTCAGAAGACATGGCAAATGAAATTGCGACTGCATGGACAAAGCCAGATGACAATGAAGCAAATGCAATTTTTCGCTTCACGGACTGTGATTTATTGATATTGGATGAATATGGTTTGCACGACCAACACGAGAGTCGATTGCAGCTCGTTCATAAAGTTTTATATGCACGTTATGACGAAAAAAAGCCGACAGTTTTAATTTCCAACATGACGCTTGAGTCTACAGAAAAGGCGCAAGGTTTGAAGGAAAACTTAGGGGACCGTTTATGGTCTCGGTTTCAACATGACGGTTTGACAGTAGTTGAATGTGACTGGGATGACTTGCGTTTTGGTGGGGCGAATGCATGAAAGCAACTAAATTGATTAGAGATAAAGGACTGCAATACGCGAAGGAAATCGTAGATTCAGCCCCTTCTAACGCAACTGAATGGAATGAGGGTTATGAGTTCCAATGTGGTCAAAGTGTAGAAATCAGCCCAGCAGATCGTGAGAAGTATTTTGTAGATTTGGTTGAGCTTAAACGTCTGGTGGAGTCTTTGGGTTATGTAAGCAGATGGGGCGGCATTGAAAGATGCAAGAAGCTTTACTTTGAAGCTCCATTCAAAAGAGACAAGCACATAAAAGATTTAAAGCGATACATCCGCGATTACGAATCAATATACGGGGATAGTGAAAATGCATAAATGCAACCACTGTGAAGCTGAGCAATTAATTAATTCGTATGGTGGTCTTCCAGAAGCAAAGGCTTACATGAGGCGTTATTTCATGCTGAATGGAGGATTAAGAAATAAGTATCCAAGAACAGGCGCTTTGATAACTCAAAAGATGAATGAATTGCAGAGCGCGATTTTAAATGTAGAGGGCTTAAATAATGGACAGTAAATGGATTGAAGCGCAACGCCGTGAAATGGAAAAGCTTATTTCACCAGAGCTAATCAAGTCGAGAGATTTAGCACGTCAAAGTTACTTCGATCATATGGAAAAAGAAATGGCTGACCACGTATCGCGCTCAATTGAACCACTCAGCGGTAAAAAGCAAGGCACTCTGGTTGAACTAAGGGAGTCAATTGAAAAACTGGCTCAGAAGTATAAACAAGATGCTCATTCATCCAGCCTTTTAGGTGATCAGGATAAAGCACGAGTTTATAACTGCTTTGCTAATCAATTGGACCAGTTACTTAAGGGTTAAGTGTAATGAGCAAAGTTTTAATTGGAATTGATACTGGAGTAAATACCGGCTTTGCAGTGGCATTTGACCAGGGTAATGGTGGCCAACTACACGATGTTGAATCTCTAACAATTACTCAGGCTATGAGCAAAGTTTTAGAGGTGGTAGAGGGTCATGGCAAAGAAAATCTAATGTTGTTTATTGAGGATGCCCGTTTGCGTACATGGTTTGGTAATGCAGATGCGCGACAAGCTCGCAGTGGTGCCGGAGTTCGTGAGGGGATCGGATCCGTGAAGAGGGATGCTCAGATTTGGGAGGATTGGTGCAAAGAACAAGGCTTGAAATACAAGATGATTCACCCTGCAGCTAACAAAACCAAAACTGATGCTAAGTATTTTTCAAAACTAACAGGGTGGGCAAAGAGAACTAATGAACATGCACGGGATGCAGCAATGCTTGTATTCGGGCGATATGCAAAATTTTGATGTGAAAAAGGTTTTAACAAGTTGTTTTTTATTAAAGGTAAAGGGTAAGTAGGAAGGCGATTATGCTAGTTGAAAAGTTTGATTTTATTGAGTTACTTCGCCTTGCTATTGCTCAAAGCGAAGGTAAAGGGAAAATTACTAAGCATGTTGTTTTGGGAGAAATTGCCTTATTGCCTGCAGGCGCAAAAAAATGGGCAGAATTACTGCTTGAACGTGTTGATTTTGAGCGCATAGCAGAAATCACAGAAACAAAGAAAATTTATGAGACCAGGATAATTAATGGCAAGGAATCAAAAAAGCGTATTGGTGAAATACCGGGTAAAGTTGAAATAAAAAAAGGGGAGATTAACTCAGCTGATTTTTTCCGCGTTAGAAACGTACTGGCGGGTAAGATCCATCGGGAAATGATCAAAAAGAACTTTAAGCCAAATAATTGTCAGGGAGATTTATCAAATGTGGCCAAAGGTATTGCTGAGGTTGTTTTGCGTGGGCGATTATTTACAAAGGCAATGTGTGGCCATTGCCAGGGATTAGGCAAATTGGAGTTATTCAATGAAAAGGGATATCCAAACGGATCTAAGTTTTGTGATAAATGCAGTGGTACGGGGAAACGCCCATATACATTGCATGAAAAAATTACTATCGCAAAATTAAAAGTATCTAAATCTGGATACTCTGAACGCTATGAACCATACGAGTTAATTGCTGAAGCTTGTATAGAGAATTGGGAAAATAGTATTAGAACAAGCTTGGCTAGATCGTTTCATTTTGAGCCAGAAGAAATCACCCTTGCTTGACATAAACAGAACGGTTGAGTATAAGTATTTCTAAAATGGGCGCTTTATACATGGATCGCCTGAAAAACTTAATAAAAGCTCACTAATTTTAGTGGGCTTTTTGCGTATCTGGAGCACTGGAAATGGGAAATACCTGGCATGCTGACCAAGAAAAACCAGAATTACGGCCAGATGAAAAACCTTTAAATTGCCCATTTTGTGGATCTGATTCAATTTGTACAGATTCTTCACATTATGGAAAACCAGATGAAGACGGCTCTATAGCATGGGATGCTTTCACATGGTGTCATGATTGTGGATCAAAAGGCCCTAGTGCTTGGGCGATGATCGCTTGGGATGAAAGTTTTCATTACGACACTGTTTATGAAGAAAGATCAGTTGTTAATTATGCTATTCGCCAGTGGAATACACGCAAATAAGTTTTAATAATCTCGAGAGAGGTGTTTTATAAGCACACCTCTCTTTTAGCCGGACGGATTACGGCGCAAACGGCCCCGCTTCATACTAGTTATTGGCGGGGCTTTTTCTTTTCTGGAGTATGTATGACTGAATTTCAAAAAATTACTCATGAGATTAGACAACTCCAAGTAGAGTTAAATCATTTAGGAAGCTGCAATACAAAGGGCTTAACAACAGAACAGATCGCTCACCTAGATGAGCGATTTTTTTTGGCCATAGCAAAGCAAAATAAATTAATCTCACGGCTCAACAATAAGCCTGAGGGCTTCTTATAAATATTGGTGGTGCAATGGATCCTAAAAAGTATTTTATTCTCACCAGGAAAAAAGAAAGGAAACCTAAACCAAAGAGCATGCCGTTGCCGAAAGCTACAGAAAAATACTTAAAAGCTGAAGAAGAATTTACGAAGGCTTTAGATGTTCTTGGGTTTAAGTATGAAAAGAAATTTCAGTTTAAATCTACAAAGCATTGGCGATTTGATTTTCATTTAATTGAACATCGTATCTTAGTTGAAATTGCTGGCGGTCCTTGGTCTGGTGGACGAAAAGGAAGGCTTAAAAATAAAGCATGGAGTCTTGACCGTTACGATGTGGCTGAAGAGATGGGTTATACGGTTGTTCGCTTAGAGTCGGCCACAAGATTTAAGGTTAATGAATCTGGACCTTTGCAATTAAGAGTTGACTACGCAAGCCAATGGTTAAAAAACTTGAAGAGGCACATTTTAAATGGAACAGATCAGACCATTTCCACCGACTGATTTTATTGATCAGGCTGATGATGAAGAAGCTACACGCTTAACACCAGCACCAGATCTCATGGATTGGGTAATTGAAAATTATCTAACCATAGGTGGCGTGCTTTATAACCCTGACCATAACCATATAGCTGAGTTGATACATGAAAATGAGGGATTTCTTGCATTTGCATGGGCATCACAAGCTTGTACCGTAAAAAAGCAAATGGTTTCTGGCCAGTGTGAAAAAGTCATGTTTAACGTTGGTGGATGGCGCAAGGCTCGTCAGGAACAACAAATGCGTGATTGGTTTGGTTATGTGCCAGTTTATCTCATCACTATTGATGCTAGTTTTTGCGAACAAGCAACGGACCGAGATTTTTGCGCTTTGATCGAGCATGAGCTTTATCACATCGGCGTTGAGCGTGATGAAGACGGTGAGCCTATTCTTGGTGAAATGTCTGGGCTACCAAAACATTATTTGGCTGGCCATGATGTTGAAGAGTTTGTGGGCGTAGTTAAACGATGGGGAGCAGACGAGAACGTGAAGCGACTTATTGAAGTGGCGAAGCAAGCGCCGTTTGTATCAGATGTAAATATTTCCAAGTGCTGTGGAACTTGCCTAATTAGTTGAGCCTTTTGGCTCATTTTTTTTGCCTTGTTTCCTTGATGAGCCTTGATGGATTTTGAATTATGGCGAAGCTAAAAAAAGCCGAGCAACTCTTTATAGTTCGGTCACTTGCGCAATTCATGACACCCACTGAAGTTGTTAAGGCTATCAAGGAAACTTTCAACATTGACGTGTCAGCGCAGCAAGTGGAAGCGTATGACCCCAACAAGGTTGCAGGGCGTGACTTAAGGAAGGAATACAAGGAAGTTTTTGAGGCAACGAGAAAGGAATATCTCAAACAGCCAATACACAACATTAGCGGGGCTAATGACATTGTTCAGTTAAAGATTTTGAGTGATCTACTTTTCACCAAGAAAAATAACGTGACCATGACAATTAAGATCGTGGACCAAATGCAAAAGATCATGAAAGGTTTTTATGAGAAGCGAGTCGAAATTACAGGCGCTGGCGGCGGTCCATTACAAAGCGAAAACATTACCTATGTGACTGCTACCGATGAGCAGGTAAGGCAGGCAATTGATGAACTCGAGAACGAATATTGATCCTGTTAAAACCAAAGCTAAACGGATTAAGTGTGAGAAAGAACATTTATTTTTCACACGTGCTTTTTTCTTGCCACGTATGGGCTTTAAGTTTTCGGTCAATTGGCATCATGTATATATTGCCGACAAGATTGACGAGGTAATCGCTGGAAAGGTTAAGAACCTAGTTATTAACGTTCCACCGGGTAGTGGTAAAACTGAATTACTTACAAACCTTATTGCCCGTGGTATAGCACGTAATCCTCGTTCGCGGTTTCTGTATTTGTCTTTCTCACAGTCACTAGTTGAGGACGTATCAGCAACAGCTAGAAATATTGTTAAGTCGGAAGACTTTCAGAACTTATGGCCTGTAAAGATTTCCACTAGTACTGATGCTAAATCAAGCTGGAAAACAACAGTAGATGGTTACGATGCTGGTCATGTTTATTCTGCTTCAATGGGTGGGCAGGTCACGGGTCGCCGTGCTGGTACATTAGCGGATAAAGGCTTTACCGGTGCTATTATTCTTGATGACCCATTAAAGCCTGAGGATGCATTTAGCCAGACAGCAAGACGTAAAGCTAACCGTAAGATTCTAAACACGGTCAACTCGCGTAAAGCTAAATCTGATACGCCAATTATTCTGATCATGCAGCGTTTGCACGTTGAGGATCCGACTAACTTCGTGATGACGGGTAATGTACCTGGTGAGTGGGAGCAGATCAGTATTCCCGCGCTTATCGATGATGAGTACATCAGTAAGTTGCCCAAAAAAATACAGAGCAAAATTCCACGTGATGTTGAGCGAGATGCGAAAGGTCGTCAAAGTTATTGGCCATTAAAAGAATCATTGCAATCGCTATTGCAACTCGAACAAGGCGGACAGGATAAAGACGGTGCAACAGTATCCCGTTATACATTTGCAAGCCAATACCAGCAGGCCCCTAAAAAGCTGGGTGGTGACCTAGTTAAGGCTGAATGGTTCCCACGTTATCTAGAGTTACCTGTTCTTAAGTGGCGGGCCGTATGGGCGGATACTGCTCAGAAGGTCAAAAAGCATAATGACTTCTCGGTGTTCTTATGTGCTGGTCTAGGCTATGACAACAACCTTTACATCATTGATGTGAAGCGCGGGAAATGGGAAGCACCTGAGCTATTGAAGGAGGCTAAAGCCTTTATCAATAAGCATAAGGATAGCAACACCAAAATCGGCAAACTGCGCTATATGGCCGTAGAGGATAAGGCGAGTGGTACCGGTTTAATTCAGTCCATATCTAAGCAGACCACTTTACCAATACGTGCGATTCAGCGAAGTACTGACAAACTATCAAGGACAATGGACGTCATTCTTTATGTTGAAGAACGCCGTGTCTGGTTACCAGCTAATGCACCGTGGCTATTGAACTACATTGAAGAGATTGAAGGCCTTACTGCTGATTGGTCACATGATCATGACGACCAGTGGGACCCGACCATTGATGCAATTAATGATTCATTAGCCAAAAAGCCAACTGTATTTGATTAGAGGAAATTATGGCTGAAACTAAAAAGCCCGATGCAATTGGCGATGCAGGGGCATATACAAACTTTGTCTCAAATATTGGTACCGAACGTGACAAAGCTTCACACGGTTCTTTCGTTAAGAAAGTAATTCCTGATGAGCAATTAGAAGCCGTGTATCAACACTGGTTAGCTAAGCGAATCGTCAACCGTCCAGCAAGTGACATGCTCCGAGCTGGTTGGTTTTTTGAAGGGATTCAGGATAACGATTTACTAAAGCTTAAAGAGGCGTGTAAGGCATTTAACTTAGATGGGGTGCTTTTATCTAGTTTGGTACTTTCTCGCTTATATGGTGTTTGCTATGTGCTTCTAGGGACTGTAGACGGCGGCAACTTAGATCAACCGTTTGATTTAAACAAGTTAGGTATTGGTCGTTTAGAGTTTTTCACGGTGCTTAAGAAAAAGCACATTGAAGCTGATACCAGTAAATATTTATCGCCTAAGGAGGCAGGTGGCGTTTTAAAGCAGCCTGAATTTTACAAGCTAAAGCTTGATGGTAAATCTAACCAACGGATCCACCACACCCGCTTAATTAAATTTGGTCATGCAGATGTGGTCAATGAAGAGCCTGTAAGTGTCTTACAGGAAGTTTATGAGGATCTACTTGATCATGCTGCCGTAAAGAAAGCCACTGCTAGTCTGGTCCATGAATCAAAAATTGACGTGATTAGAACACCTAACTTGGTCGATAAGATCAAAGAGGATATGAAATCCGTAGCTGAACGTTTTCTTAGTGTCGGATTGCTTAAGGGCTTGAATGGCATGATCGTCTTGGATAAAGAGGAGGAGTATGACTCTAAATCTTATAGCTTTGGCGGTCTGCCTGACCTCATGCGTGAGTATTCGATTCAAACTGCTGGTGCAGCTGATATGCCATATACGATTTTATTTGGGCAATCACCTGCAGGCATGAACGCAACTGGTGAGCACGACACACGGAACTATTACGACAGTATCGCAACTAAGCAAATATGGTCCTTAAAGCCATTCATGATGAAGCTTTTAAGAGTAATTGTTCAAGCTACATTTGGTCGTCAGATTCCAAGTTTAGATGTTGTGTTTAACCCATTATGGCAATTAGACGCAAAAGTCCGTTCTGAGGTCGAAAAAGCAAACGCTGAACGGGATTCCAGGTATTTAGAAATGGGCATCATTACCGAGCCACAGATAGCAAAACAGCTTGTTATTGACAGTGTTTATTCAGTGATCGATGAAGCTCATATCAAAGAGCTTGAGACAATGGTGAAGCTTAATGACAACGATAATTCAGATCCTGAAACCACACCTCCAGCAGGCGAAGAAACGTAAAAAAGGTCGTAAAGCTTCTAAGCCGAGGGCCGTGCATGTAAATCGCCGTGTAGAGCTTTATTACACACGGCAATTACTGGCTATCTCAAAATATTGTCAGGAACAAACTAAGGAATTAGTTATTCCTACAGTAGGCCAGAACATCGGAGATGCATGGTTCTCGGACATGATGACGGCCTTTAGGGAAAAGCTCACAAAGTATGTTGTTGAGATTTCTCGACCGTTGGCCACAAAGGTTGTGACTGACACCCAAAAGGAAGTGGACAAGCAAATTGCAGAGCACACCAAAACAATTATTGGTGTGGATCTAACGCCGTTCTATCGAGCTGCTGATATTCAGGACGAGGTAGATCTAAACATTACGGCAAATGTCAGTTTGATTAAGTCTATTCCGCAGCAATACGCCGATAAGCTTGAGGTATTAATTACCAACGCTTTGCAGACTGGACAAACTAATGAAGAGTTGGCCAAAGCAATTAAGCAATTAGGACTATCTACTGATTATCGTGCACGTCTTATTGCTAGTGATCAGATGGGCAAGATTAACGGCCAAATTAACCAAGCCAGACAGCTTTCGATGGGTGTTGAGACATATACATGGCAAACGGCGAAAGATGAGCGTGTAAGGCCAGACCACCAGCATAAGCAGGGCAAGACATTCAGATGGGATTCACCGCCAGAAGGGGGGCATCCCGGTCAGCCTATCCGATGTCGTTGTACTGCTTTGCCTAACTATGAGGATATACTTATCAGTTAATACGTTATACTTGAATTTTATTAACCAAAATCTAATTTATTATGTGCTTAAAAAGTAAAACAAATGAAATGTTATATAATTTGTATTTAATAAATACAGGAGAAAAAGAAGACTATGAGTTTGCTGGTTTTGCTACTGGTAAAAATGGTCATCAAGTTACATTTGATAGGGAGTTTGAAGATCAATTAATAATAGTCTCACTTGGTATCTTTAATAATTCTAATCATGATTTTAGGATCGAAGAAAATCAATTTAAAAAAATTGTAAAAAAAGCAATTGTAAATTTGATTTGTTTAAACAAAATAGATTTCAATCCGGAATTTGATAATTTGGAATTAATTAGAGAAGAAGTTAAAAGTTTAATTGGAGAATTACAATTAGAACATGTCCATATTGTAGCTGCAAAAACTTTAGCTTTTGAACAAAATGCTAAATTGAAAATCGGTCCAACGACAATTTATTCGTTAAAAGATTGGATTGAAATTTCTGAGTTTCCTAAAGAATTTATTGAAAAACATGGTGACAAAGAAATAAATTTAGAATGGAAAAAAAATTTATTGATGAAAATAAATGATCCAAACCATCAAATTAGTGGTGTAGCAAAGCAAATATATGAAGTTATTAAAGATTCTAATTCAGTTATTAAGGTGTATTTAACAGGTTTTGAGTATGAGTTTTCAAAAAAACTTAGCAAAATGGTTGCCAAACTTTCTTTAGATATGATTTCTCTATTCTTGGGAGGGCAGAAGTCTTTTTTTCAGCAAATTATTCATGATGAGAGATTAGGACCATCTATGACCCATGACTTAGGTGAATATAATGGATATTTAGGCTTACCAGGACACAATTTAGGAAAACAAGTACAACCTATATTTTTCAGTGAAGAATCAATGACAGATTTCTTTATAAAATTTGAAGATTTTAAAAAAAACTTTGAATATGTGCTGGAAGGTTTTATTCATCAACAAAATACCAAACACCCATTATTAACTCACAGATGGATTTTTGCTTTAAGGTGGTATGCAGAAGGAGTTAGAGAGCCTGATGATGCTATAGCAGTAGCAAAATTAGCCTGTTGTCTTGATGCATTAAGTAATGGTGGTAGGTTAGGTGGGATTAAGAATCTTTTGTCAAATACATTAGGAATTAAAAGTGATCAAATCATTTTTAAAGATAAGGTTAAAAACGTAGATTTACATGCATTTGTAAAAAGAATTTATGATCAAGGCAGATCAAGAATTTTACATGGAACAATTGAAGATATGCTTGAATCCTATGAATTAGATAAATTAAGGCTAATTGATTGTTGTCGATTGGTATTATTAGAAACTTTAGTTCGTTTAAACCGATATGAAGGTGAAGATACTGGAAAAGCTTTTCAATCAATGAAATAATTTATTTTGAATTTAAAACCCACTTCGGTGGGTTTTTTATTGAGCGCAATTTATGAAAACCATTTACCAACTCAAAATTGGTGACTTTGCGCCAAGCGAATCGACACGCTCATTTACCAAAGAGGGGTATCTGAAATGCGTCAATGTTCGCTTAGCTAAAGCGCCTCAAGTACGTCAGTACTATGCGTATGAGTTTCCATCATTAGAAGGTTACTCACCCGATCAAATCATCAATGTTTACACACCGCCAGAGGAGCTTTTTAAGCCTGAGGCTATTCAAAGCTTCAATGGTGTAGACGCTACAGACTATCACCCGCCTAAAAATGAAATTAACGCATCTAACTGGAAGGATTATCACATTGGCTATTGTGAGAACGTCCGACAGGAAGGCGATTATCTGGTCGGTGATTTGCTCATTAAAGACAAGATCAGTATTGATCTGATCCAAAGCAACGAGCGACTGGAAATGTCGCTTGGCTATGGAGCCTTATTAATCGTTGAGCAGGGTACGGCGCCAGATGGCACGCCGTATCAAGCCAAATTTATCAATTTTATTGGCAATCACGTAGCACTCGTTAAATATGGCCGTTGTGGTGGTGATTGCCGCATCGGAGACAAACAGCAAACTCCACCAAAGGGGAATAAAACAATGGAAGTAATTGTAAACGGTATCCGTTTTAACATCGGCGATAACACGCCTCTGGCCGATGCATTAAAGCAGCAACAAGAGCAGCTGGAAAATATGAAGGCTGCAAAACTTAAAGTTGGTGATAAGCAATTTTCTATCGGTGATGAGCTTGGAGTAATTCAAGCAGTCGTAGATCAATTGCATACCGAAAAAACTGCTCTTGAGCAAAAAGTAGGTGATCTGGAAAAAAACCAGATGACACCTGAAAAGCTGGAGCAAGCTGCTGCAGAGCGTGCTGCTGTGATTGCTGATGCTAAAGCATTGGTGCCGTCAGTTAAAACGGAAGGTTGTTCATGTGAGCAAATCAAGCGTGATGTTATTGCTGCAAAAGCTGGTGATGCATTAGTAACTGCTTTGATGGGTAGCGTATCAGTAGGTGACGCAAAGCCTGAGCAGATCGATACAACTTTCCGTGCACTCTGTGCTGTGAAGGGTACACATCCTTCTAATCCTGTAGGTGATGCTCTTCACCAGCAGCAAAATGTTAAAGCAGGCGATGGTAACCCAGCAGGCGGTGGGGATGAAAAGACCTACAGTAAAGAAAACGCATACAAAACAATCTAAGGGGAAGTAAATCATGGTTAAGCAATACGATGCTGTACCCGGTATGAAGTTTCACCTCATTGGCCCAGAGGATATTTTATCCCTGCCTGTGGCTGGTACCGGTTTGGTAAACGATGGTGACGTGGTTGTGCGAAGTACTGACGGAAAAACAGTTTCAGCGGTAACTGGTGCAACTAATACCAAGTTTGGAATTATCGTACGTCACGGCGTAGGTAAGTCAGGCAAAACGGCTGATGGCAAAGAAGCCTATAAAGCTACTGATGTAGCACCGGTTATGACGATAGGCTCGATTTACGTGAAGGTCACCGCACCAGTCACCGATATCAACGCAAAGGTTTATGTTAAAACAGCTAACGGTACCACAGCAGCGCCGTTAGGTTCTTTATCCCCAACAGCAACAGACGGTACAGAGTTACCGAACGCATCTTGGGAAACAATTTCAAATGAGCAGGGCTTAGCTGCTGTTCGCTTACGTGGGGCATAATAATTATGAGTAAATTGGCAGCAATGAAGCTACGTCTAACACCAGTAGCTCAAATGGTTCAGGCAAATATTGGGGATGCATTTAATATTGATGCATTAGCCCAGTTATTCGTTAAATTGGAAGAATTTAACGAAATGGGTCCTCAGCTTCAGCAAGTGATGGATTACGCTAAATACATTCCTGTTAAACCTGTCAATGCCGTATATGGTGGAGGAGAGATCCTAAGCCGTAAGAAGGGTGTGGGTATGGGTAAAGATCATTCAGGAACTGGTAATGATATTCCCGTGGCTGAAGTTGAATATGATACTGTTCAATTGCCAGTGAAGGTCGGCACGATCAGTTATATGTATTCAGTGTTTGAGTTACAAGCAGCCCAAAAATTAAATTTAGCACTTGAAGCAGATAAAGTAGAGGCCGCTCGTCTAGCTGCAGAAAAACACTTAAGTAACATTGCTTGGTATGGCAATGCTCTTACCGGAGTTAAAGGCTTCTTAAATCAGACGGGTGTAACCATTGTTACAGCCCAACATAACTGGGCTACTGCAACCATTGAAGAAGTACTAAGTGACTTCAATGCAAGCTTGGCAGATGCTGAAGATCTTGTTGATGGGGATGTATCCGTACAGCCAGATACTTATTTGATGGCATCAAATCAGTACTTACATCTTTCTACCCGTGTAGTTGCTGATTCTGGCGGAAAGACATTCTTAAAATTCATTGAAGAAAATAACATCTTCGCATCACAAGGTAAGCCGTTAACCATTCGTGGTTTAGGTCGTTCAAATGGTAAAGGTACGGCAGGTGCTGACCGTTCTATTATTTACCGCCGTGACCCGTCATGCATCCAAATGAAATGTGATGACGTCACTTTCTTGGCAGCTCAACCAGTTGGTGTGGATATTAAAGTGCCTGGTCACTACAAATATCAGGGCGTATGGTTGAAGCGTGTTGATTCTCTCCGTTACTTGGATCACGTGTAAGGATTAAAACAGTATGAAATATTCTTATATCTATAGCGGCTTACAGGCCGCTTTTGTTTTTTCTGGTATTGCTGTTTTACCTACAGGCACACCAACTCTTGTGGATGAAGAAGCGCACAAGAAGCTCACTAAAAATAAGTTTGCTAAACATCTTATTGATATCGGTGAACTTGAAGTTCAGGAAATCGCGGAAGATGAGCCAAAAACAGCGGGTAAAACTGGTGGCCGTGGTGGTAAAGGCGGCAAGCAAAACGATGCAGCAGGTGATGCGGCAAAAGCTGCAGAAGAAGCTACTTTGGCCGCCGTGAAAGCTGAATTAACTGCACTTGAAGTAACGTTCAGTGACGATGAAACACTTGAGCAGTTACAAGCTAAGTTAGCTCAGGCTAAGGAATAAGGTAGACATATGGACGTACAAACGTTTCGTAAAAAGTTCTCGACTGATTCGAGTTTAATGTCTTTGCCAGATGAGAGAATTCAGGATGCATTAGAAGAGGCGGATCTGATTGTTTCTCAAATTGAGTTCGGGGCATTAAAGGAACGTGCTGTAGGTCTATATGCAGCACACATTCTTAAAGTTGGTACCGTAAGCGGCAATGGTGCTGCTTTTGGTACCGCCTCGAGTATGACAATTGCCGGCCAAAGCGTGAGTTATTCCCGATCATCGAAAGAAGCTTTCTATGATCTCAGCATCTATGGCCAACGCTACCTTGCGTTAAAAAATTCCATTCCAATCGATGACGAAGGCACAAACCCTAATCGTTTAGGTGTTGGTGTTTTTGTCGTATAGGAGAGACCCATGCCTTTTAAATATCAGGCACCAGAAGGTTACAAGCCAACTAAAATCGTTATTGCTGGACAAAACCTAGATATCAAAAACGGCGTTTTAGAATCTGATAATGACATTATCCATATTTTAAAGCCCTTAGGTTTTGAGCGTTATGTTGAAGTTGTTGAGCCAAAGAAAACGGCTACCTCTGCTAAAGAGTAAATAAGCTATGAGCGATTATCGTGTTGATACTCAGGTCAATTTTGATGAGATGAATAATCGCGTTAGGTTTGAAATAAGACGCACGATTAACGCTCTTACTTTGCGCTTACAGCGGATTGTTCAGGAAGACATGTTAAGTGGCCAACGACTTAAAGTTCAGTCAGGCCGCTTACGTGGATCCGTTTCATCAAAGGTGGATGAGGATAAGGATTCCATTGAGGGAACTGTAGGAGCTGGTGGTGCTTTGGTACCTTATGCACCTGCACATGAATTTGGTCTAAATGGAGCTTTGGGTGTTAAAGCACACCTAAGGACAATTAAGCAGGCGTTTGGCCGGCCTATTTCGCCGGTTCAGGTCAATATTAAGGCCCATTCAAGGAATGTACGTTTTAGGGAATTGCGGTTCATGCGTGATTCACTGGATATCGTGGCCAAGATTGTGCCGAAAAATATTGATGCAGCAATTGAGCGGGGTTTAGCAGGTGAATAGCGAAGCAATCTATCAAGCTTTATTTGATCGGTTAAGCACAAAAGTAGAGGGGTTGATTACGGTCAGTCGCCGTTTACGTCACTTTAGTAATGTATTGCCTCATGAACGACCTGCAATGTTTATTACACAAGGCAATCAGCAGGAAGTACCTGTACATGGTATGGATTCAAAAGTTGAACTTGCTGCTGAGGTCTATCTCTATATCCATGAGGCTGATAGAGATAAACCTCCATCATCACAGATGAATATATTCATCGATCGTGTACGTGAAGCTATTCAGCCAGATCATCCAGATTTTAATGAGTGTCAGACCTTGGGAGGTTTGGTTGAGCATTGCTGGATCGATGACACCGTAGAAGTATATGAAGCAGTAGAAAACATGCTGGATGATCAGGCGATTGCAATTATCCCTATCCGGATCCTCACAACCAATTAACTTCATTTTATGACCGCCTCTATGGCGGTTTTGTCATTTTAGAGAGGTCAAAATAAATGGCTCAATATTTATTTGGTGCCGGCAAGATCTTTGCTACACCGATTCAAGATGTATACGGGCAACCGATTAGTAATCCCACACCAGTTGAAGTGGGGGTTATGCAATCCGTTGGTGTAGATATTAGCTATGACTTAAAAGAGCTTTTCGGTCGTGGTCAATTCGCCGTAGATGCTGCACGCGGTAAAGGTACCATTAAATGTAAAGCTTCTTTCGGACGTGTTAACGGTACCTTATTAAATTCCATTTTCTTCGGTGGCGTTGTTGCTGAGGGTGGAATCGAAACAGTTTCCCAAACCATTAATGGTGAAGTGATTCCGGCTGGTGGCACTGTTACACCAGTTGTTCCTAACAGCGGTACATATGTAAAGGATCTAGGCGTAACAGATGCTAAAGCAATCCCACTTAAACGTGTACCTACAGCACCAGCAACAGGGCAATACAGTGTAGATGCGGCAACCGGTGCTTATACATTTGCTGCTGCAGATGCAGGTAAAACGGTATTTATTAACTTCCGTTATTCAGCAATGGTGGCGGGTGCTAAGTCAATCACTGTATCTAACCTAGATATGGGTTATACGCCAGAGTTTGCCGTTGACCTGCAACGTGACTACAAAGGCAAGTTCATGCACATGAATTTTTTCCGTTGCACCAGTAACAAACTTGGATTCAGTTCAAAACAGGACGATTACGATATTCCTGAGTTTGAATTCCAGCCTATGGCTGACGATCTTAACCGTGTTTTCAAAATAGATTTATCGGAGTAATGCCAAATGCAATTTAAGCAAGTTGATAACCCACGTGGCTCAACAATTATTATTGATGGTCAGCCATTTGTATTTGCTCCTTTGTCACTTGGTGCGGTTGAAAAGTTATTGCCAGCTCTTCAAGCATTTAAGCCCGATGATGTGGGTACCGTGATTGATGTTGCGTTTAAGTCGCTTAAGCGAAATTACCCGGATATCACTCGTGATGATGTGGCAGAGATGATTTATATGGATCAACTCACTGAGGTTATGGAAGCTGTAATGTCTGTGTCTGGTCTTAAAGGGAATGATGACAGCGCAGCAGGTGGCTCGGGGGAATAAACTGGGAGGAGCTGTACACGCATTTAGTACTAACGATAGGTAAAGATTACGACTATGTACGTAATGAAATGGACCTGCCTAGATTAAGAGCATTAAGTGCGTATCAGCAAAGTAACCCTCCCGCGCATATTGGAATACAGCGCCTTTGCCGTATTTTGGAAGCATTTATGGGAATTGATGAAACTCCGCAAGCTATCACAGTTTCAGAGGATGACGAGGATGATATGTTGGAAGTTTTGTCGAATTTTCCGCAGGGTGGTTAAGGCTGCCCTGATTAATTTTTCAATGTGACAAAAAGTAATCGGTTTGTTAAATTAGGTTCACTTTATAACAATCGGTGAAATCATGAAAAAGATATTATTTGCTTTGGTGGTGGGATCTAGTTTAGTAGGTTGTGCAACGACATATAAAGCGCCTGTCACATTAAATCAAAGTGCAAGCGAGCAAGTGAGCGCTACGAAGGATCAAATTTTTAAAGCAGCTCAACGTGCGTTAGCAATTAATGGTGAACAGATTATGAGCGCTAATGCTGATGCTGGAGTAATCTCTACTGCAGCTCGTGATTATCGCCTTACACCAGATTTAGCAGATTGCGGAACAACAATGGGCATTGATTATTTAAAAGATAATCGAACCAGTACTAAGGTTGCTTATAATATTTTAATTGCAGATAATTCTTTAGATGTTCGCACAACATTGCAAGGTGATTATAAAGTTGGTGATGTAACTCAAAATATCACTTTAACTTGTGTTTCACGTGGTGTTTTGGAACAGAAAATGATTCAAAAAATTAAAGCTGAAATTAAATAGGCAGTATTTAAATGGTTCCAACTAAATTTTGTTATGCATGCGGTCAGCAAATTGATGCACGTGCTGAAATTTGCCCAAAATGTGGTGTAAGACAACAAGACGCAAAAGTAAATGGAAAGAAAAGCAAAATTGCTGCTGGGATTTTTGCTCTATTTCTTGGGGGTATAGGAGTTCATAAGTTTTACTTGGGCAAAGTCGGTATGGGGATACTTTATTTGATTTTTTGCTGGACGTTATTGCCTGCAATAATTGCATTTTTTGAGGGCATAATTTATCTATGCACCTCTGATGAAGATTTTGCCAAAAAATATGGCTGATTAACTTGCCATAAATAACCTTAAAAAGCCTTGCTATTGCAAGGTTTTTTTATTTTAGCTCAGCCCCTTTCAAGGGGCTTTTTTAATGCCAGTGAGGAAGTTATGGCAAACAATAACCGTGTTGAAGTCCATGTCGGTGCCAAGACCTCTGAACTAAAAGAGGGGATGAAAGATGCAGAAAAAATAGTTTCAGATTCTTCAAGGAAAATTGAAAATTCCAGTCAAGGCATTGATCTTAAAATCGACTTGTCAGGTATACGTTCAGAATTTAATAATTTTGCAAACAACATCTCAGATAAGTTTAAGAGTGTAGGCAATGATATTAAAGATTCATTAACGGGTGGTTTCTCACTAATTAAAGGAGGCTTTCTCTTAGGTATTGGTGAGGAATTGGCTAGAACAGCAGCTGAGGCTATAGGTGCAATACCTGACTTAGTTTCAGCAGTTGGGAAAGCATCAAAAGAAATAGAAATACAATCCCGTTTAGCAAATGCCAATGCAACAGAGTTTCAAGAGTGGGCATTTGCTGCAAAGAAGGTTGGTGTCGAGCAAGATAAGCTGAGTGACATCATGAAGGATGTCAACGATAAGTTTGGTGACTTCATGCAAACAGGCGGCGGAGAAATGGCCGACTTCTTTGAAAAGATTGCCCCTAAAGTTGGAGTAACTGCTAAAGAATTTCAAGGTTTATCTGGACCTCAAATTCTTGAGAAGTATCATCAAACCCTTCAAAAGGCCAATGTCTCTCAATGATGCGCGACGAGATAATTTCGGCATTTTTTTGAGATAATTGCCTAATCATTTCGTTGCACATCATGCAAAACAATTTCACTTTTAAGGTGTTCTACCTTTCAGCTGTCCACCACCAATATTTGTGATTGTGACATTGCCTTGGTAAATGAACCCAGCTAAACCAGCAACACCATTTCCAAGGGTTGATTCACTAGCTTTACCATTCTCACCAACGTTACCACCATCGCCAGCTGCTAGACCTGTCCCATCTGCACCATTACCTACAACAGACAATGTTGCTGCTGTACCAGCGAGGTTTACAAGAGTTTTGCCTTCTGGTGCAGTTTGACGGATGTTGCTGCCTCCAGTACCGGAAGGAATACCGCCACCGCCTGCACCAACAGCATAGTATTCTTGACCACTAATTGAATACTCAGATTTACCAGCTGCACCACCACCGCCTGCAATCAAACCATAGTTACGTACATCAATAAAGCTACTGGCATTTTGTGCAATGATAGCTGTACCACCATCACCAACCATAGCTACATCAGCATCATAGTAACCACCAGAACCGCCAGTACCATATATATGACCATAGTTAATGATTTGGCGACTAGAGCCAGCCAACCAGCTTCCTGAAGTGACAGCTATAATAGTAACGTTCGCTGAAACAACGAAAATAGCTCGTGTAGCTGCTGTAGGCGCGCCGTAAGTCTGAATGAATAGTTCAAGTAAGCTTACGTTAGTAAGATTCTGATCGATATAAACAACTTGACCGTCTAAATCATTCTGGTTGTTGTAATACGGATAAGGATAGCTGTTTAAGTTCTCAAGATCAGTATTTGAAGCACCAAAACCAGTAACTTCTAAATAAGCAAAACGTTCGCGTTGACCCGGTGTATTTGGACTTACATAGTCAAAACGGAAGTTAATGACTGTTCTACATTCCTGTAAGCCGTCTTCTAATGGGACTATTTCATTATAAGTATCTAATAAGCGAATAGTTGTGTCATCTTCACCATTTGGATTTTCTTTCTGTCCTTGATATTGGGCAGAAATACTAAGGATATTAGACATGCCAATTGGTAGATACACCTGAGCATTATAGTCTGCGTAAACCGTTCTAACCTTTAGAGTCTGTTTAATAACTCCATTCGGCATGATGTGAGCGCTGATATTCTCAACTGTATGCTTAACCTGCCAGTTTTGGGGATCATCCGTATAAATCTTCGGATTTACGGTTGTTTCAGGGGTTAACGTCCTATATAGAAGTCGAAAATCCTTTCTCATTACATATTGCGGATGTGGATTTAACGCATCTAAGTGATCTTGATCTGCTTTAATACGCGCATTACGCTCGTTATCAATGATTGACTGAACAATTTCCAATGCAGCATCTAGATCATCTTTACCTGCCAATGCATTAAATAGCTGACGACGATTCTCTGGATCTAAAGTAATTCCTCTAAGCTCAAGTAGGTTTGCCAGTTCTTCTTGTATGGTATTGAGAAAATCTGGAGTGAGATAAGTTGCATCTTGTCCGGGCACATCATCATTGGCATGGAAGCCAGCTTTACCAGCTCCATTCACATCTGGTCGTGCATTTGCACTATCAATTCGTTTCATGGTTGTTCCTCAACAATGTCATATCTCACATAAGCAGGTAGATAGTTCTCAATGATGCAAGCCATATCTGCTTGCACTGGAGCTTTTAGAATTAATTTGACTTTATAGCGAAGGCTTTCTGTATTAACTGGCGAAGTACACGGAGCTGTACATTGGATTGGCGTGTAGCGCACTAGATCAATTAACTCAACGCCAAACATCGCTAAAACTTGCTCAAGATAAGTACGGTTTAAAACATTCTTTGTCTCTTGAACCCACTTGATGATCTGAAGACGCTCTTCAATTGTTTTAGTGGCATTGACCGAACATTTCAGCGGGAGTCCTAGAGCTGCTTCATATTCGTTTAGCAATTCTTCAGGAATACCTTCCAAAGCAGTCAAAATACGTTTTGCGTCAACATCAGCTTGTGCAAGTACTTTTGCATGAGCGTATATATCTTTTGCGATAACGCCTTTAGGTGAGGTGTCATAACCGCCAGCTGGCAGTAATTGGCGAAGTACCGAAGCATAAAGCTCTACTGTTTGATCAAAAGTCATGATGGGTTCACCGCGAGTAGGCCGATCCGGAGCCAACCAGTAGTAAATACACTCAAAGTAGGTGTTTGATTTACTCCGGGTGTAAGCTGAATGTCTGTTAGACCTTGCAAATCTTTGATTCGACTAACTAGTGTTGAAGCAACATAAGTTTCACCCGGCTTTAGTAAACCAACATAGTCACGAATGACTTTTTCAACCTCTGTTTCGCTTACAGAGCCAGTAAATACAGCAGTGATATTCAAATATTCCTTGGTTGGTGCATAGGCTCTTACATCACCCCAGAAACCTGAATAGTCATCTAGTGTCGTTTGAACTAAAGCCAACAGTGCAGTACTTGGGGAGTTTGGAGGATTACCAGCTGCTGTGATTGCGACATCTAAAGAGCCAAGGCCACGACGTTTAGGATAAATAAAAACATCGGCAACACCCGGCACATCTTTTACGATACGTCGAAGATCAGCTTCACGATCACGAATAAGTCCTAAAGCTTCTTTCTCCATCATCCGCTGACGCCAAACTTCAATGTCTTCAACATCAACACCCGCTGATATTTCAACAACATCCACTTGAGCGGCAACACCGGGTAAAGGGCTAACCCAAAGCAGCTGCTCACCATCGAAATTCCAGTTCACACCTTCAAACTCAGCAATGACTTGGATTTCTTTAGGCTTATTTGCTGTAAGTGTCTCTTTATATATAGTTAGCCAGTAATGACCTTTACCATCTGTGACTTTAGTACCAGCTGGAATAGTGACCGCAGTATTTGACGTCGCTTTGACCCGTCCTGAAGCCTTAGAGCCTCCATTACGCGGACATTCCAAACGTTTTGCATGTATATAAAGGAAAGGCTCATCAGCTGTAGCTACAAAAAGCTGTTTTTGAATAAAACTTTGATGATGATAAAGGCCCTCAACTACAGCAGCTTCACCGTCAGCACGAATTGCTGCATCATCTTCATCATCCAGCGTTAATCCTGTTAAATTTTGGACCTCTTGGATGATATCAGAGCGTAATTGGTCAAATGTCTTGATTGGATATGCCATTGTTTAGCCTCCAACCTTAACAAAATAAAGGATTGTTTGTTTCTGGCCAGACAGCTGCGTAACTTCAATATTTAGGTCCACCTGACTTTTAACAGTCTGAAAAGCATTTACCAAAATTGAAGCAAAACGATTCGGTACTAAGCCTTCCAAGGCTTCTTCAGCATATTGCTTAACTGTTTGAATAGTACGAGTTACATCTTTTGAACGTCTCAAAGTATAAAAACGGCTACCAATCTTAGGATTTGCCCAGTACTTATTGCGGTGGATATTTAAACGCTGACAAATTGCTTGTACCTCATTTTTACTGAAGGCAGCATCTAGGCTCATCAACACATAATCTTTCGTTTTTAAATCAATATTCGCCATGATTCACCTACATTGTTTCTGTTGGAGTCGGTGTATTACCGTGTTTGTGTTTGTTATAAATGTCGCGCATTTCCTGCATTGAGCCTTTCTTGTCAAAGACTTGACCGTTCGTCACATGCAAATCACCGTCATCAACAAAAAGGTCACCAGCAGTGATATGCGTGCCATCTTCTTTAAGCAAAAGACTGTGCCCGAACTGGTCATAAACTACTGTTTCACCTTCATCCACGTTGACAACAACAGCTCCACCTGTCGTTGCAACGACAATTGAACGGGAAGTCTTGCCATGTAAGGGAATCACAACGACACGAGCGCCTTCAGGGATGTGAGAGTTAAAGCCGACTTGCTGAAAAAGCTCTACTTCTTGTAAGGTTTCATCAGCAAAGCCCTTTAACTGCAATACTTTTGAGCCACCCCGTGCGACCAGGGCGAAAAGTGGTTGTCGGATTTGTTTCATTGCCTTATTTATCTGTGCTGCTACAGCTTTCATCATGATTTTTTCTCCTTCAGTACTAGTGGATTTGCCCAATCACCCTGACGCTTCAGAAGAAGTTTTGTGGTTTTGCCATTCTTGCGGTCAAGTTGAAACGTGCGACCATATACAGCCCATTTAGCTGTCGCTCTTGATAAAACATTGGTTTCTAAATTGATGTACCAGCCCGTGGACCAAAGTTTCCCGTCAATCATCCAGCCTGAAACCGTTGCGGTCAGCGTATGGGCTTCAAGATCGTTGTCTTTTTTGATTTTCTCTAATGCTGCACTTGCTTCAGCTTCAGTTTCCACATCGCCCAAACTGACTATTTTCAAGCGGTTATAGGCATATTGTGTTTGAGCTGTGGTTTCCGACAAGATTGAGTTTGCGTTGCCATCTTGGCTCAAAACCTTGATATGACTAAAAACATTAGACACGTCGTTGTCATACTGAAGACTTAAAACGTTATTGCTGTTGTTTAAAGGGCGCATCAAGCGCAATGGGGTTTGCACATGATAAGGATTAGCAAATGGGTCACCGATTTGTAGTGTTCCATCAGGATCAAGCCAGACATGTTGTCCAGTGATTTGAGCTGCCTTGGTCAATGAATCCCATAATGATTCACCCGGCTCAACCGACACCTTGTTCTTCAACCACGCATTGTCTTGAATGCGTACATCATGAAACAGTGAACCCAAGTCACCGCCTAATACATAGCGACCTACCAACTCTTCAAGAGTAATTTGACGGCCGTTGAAAATAGGCACAGAACAATCAATCAACTGACCAACGAGGTCACGACCAGAAACCTGTAGGCCATAGCCGTCACGGCTTACAGCTTCAGAAATACGATCAGCAACAGCTGTTAAAATGATTTGATTTGCATAGTAAGCTTGTACTTTTGCACTGCCTTTAATATCAGCATTTAAGGCTTGTGAGCCTGTTTCAAATAGCGTAAAGCTCCAGTTTTCGGCAGGTGTATCAATCTGGCTGTCTATTTCAACCTGATCCCAGCCTTTAGCTTCAAGACCAGCAATCACTAGGCGAATTTCATTACCATGATTATCTTGCATAGATGGTTAGCTCCATGCCGACCTGCAATGCCGCAGGATTCACTAAATCAGGGTTTAAACGACGAATTTCATCAGCACGGCTCATATCGCCATATAAATAGTGGGCTAACCAATGCAGGGTGCAAGGCACTGGAATTTGAGTTTTTGTAATTGGTGGACGTGTTTCAATGAGTTCTTGGATTTGATCCTGAATCTGAGCAGCAACGTCTTTGTAGACTTGAATTTGCGTAATGCTTTCAAACGTATTAATGGCACGTTCTTCACGGATAGCTTGCTGAAGTACTTCACGTGTTTTTTTTCGTACAAGTGCTAAATCAACTGGTGTAAAGCTGATTTCTTGATTGTTTGCCATTTCTGAGCGTGTAGTTGCAACAACTTGCTGTGCAATAGCAACTTGGCTAGCAGCAAGTGTTGAGCGCCAAACACGTTGTAACTCTGGAGAGTCATCATCATCTTGAAAAAGATTTTCAAAACGCTCAACACGATGAACCACATCACGCCATTTCGATAAAGCAGAAATATTGGTATCAAAGGTCACAAGCTTGGTGACGTCATCAACGAGTCCAACAATCCAGTCAGCAGGTGATAAAACATCTTCAATTGCTTGTTTTGCAACACCTAAATAGGTACGTGCCTGATCGATACCGTTGCGGATCGTATTGACTGTACTAAATAATTTATCACTGTCTGCAATTTTGAGTTTTTCTAAGGCACTTTCTAATGCTGAAGCTGGAGCATCAATAATAGTTGTTGTGGCAATTTTCTCAGGTACAGCAACAGGTACAAACAGCTCACGCTTTTCAGCCTTTGCCTTAATGAACTCAATTGAAATGCTGCAAAAGTCTGGATTTTCAGCATCATGATCAACTTGATGATTAACAACATTAACCTGCTGAACACCAAACACTGGATGAATGAGTTCACCTGATCCAGTCGCTAGCAAAGCCGATTCTAAAGCATTGACCCAAGTTAAATAGTCAGACCCGGTATAAACCGCTTGAATCGAAATTCGACGCGGTTCATTACCCATATCTTCAATTTCAGCTTCATCTGAATATGGGGCTTGTTTGATAGCAAGAGTTTTGGATGAAGTATCCTTGGTGGACGTACATTCAAACTGCACACCACGAAAACTTGCATCTTGTAAATCTGTATCCCAACCCATAACAAAAAGCCTCACATCTAGTGAGGCTATAATGGGAAATATAAGTGATTTATATCAGGCGGAAAGGCTTCCGCCCAATTTAGTGTTTTTGCAAATAAAAAGGTACGTTTGGAGCACCATGGCGTTTTTCTTGAGCTGCTGCATTTTCAGAAATTGCACCCAATAGGCCACCACTAAAATTAATGGTAGGTTTATTCTGACCTGTCACATTAATTAATGTATTGATTTTATTAATCAGCTCCTGACTTAAAGCGTTTTGTTTGTCTTGTTTATCCAACAATGGCGCAAACCATTTTTCTTGTTGTTGAATGACTTCTTTCTGAGATTGTTCATTATTTTTATGAGAATCTAGATACATTTCCATAGCGCTTCTACGCTCTGGCTTATAACCTGTAACAGCTTCTACTCCTAAATCAAGCCCTTTAACTAAACCATTCGCACCCTCATATACCAAAGCACCCAAGCCAGCAGCCTTAAGCAGTCCACCTACTTTTGAACCAGTACCACCACCATTTGTTGTGTTTGGTAAATTAGGTACATCCACTTTCTTGTTAGTAGCAAGTTGTGCTAAGGCAGCAGCACCAGCAGAAAATGCTAGAGCCTTTAATGCTAGTTCAGATGCCCCCATTGCAGTAATTAAAGCTGGGTACTTATTAGTTACTTCAGCCACTTTTTGGCCCATATCTCCAAGCAGTTTAGTTGAATCTTGTAAAGTCTGATATTCAGCATTTTTTCTTGTAACATCAAAGGAGTTAATACCAACTGATGCTAATTCAGTTTTATTGTAATTATATTTGAGGTCTCTGGTTTGTTCACCCTTAGTAAGGGCTGTATCGGTCATTTCATCCCATTGTTTTTTATATCGCTTAATGGCAACAAGTGTCATTAGAGATTGTTGATCAGGCAAGATTGCAGCTAAACCAGATTGTTCATATATACCTTGTTGCGTTTCTAAAATTGCTTGAGCCTGTGAATCATTTTTCGCCGCAACCATTTTTTTTACAATGGCTTGCATTCTCTTATCTTTAGCTAAGATTTCATCAGCAACGTCATAAAAAACATCAAAATCTGTTTTGCCGTTATTTTTTCCAGCCGCATAACGATCTGGCAAATTTATACTTTGTTTCTTTTTTAGACGTTCAATAGTATCTGATGAATACATTTTTCCTAGAAAGTTTTGGACGTTTGTGTCAGCTTCACCAGATGTACCAGCAGTTTTCATTGCAATTTCATTTAAAGCAATGAGTTGAGCAACAGCACGTTCACTATTTACCTTATCAACAGAAAGTTTTCCAAGCTGCGCTGGTAAAGCTTTTGCAATATCTTTTGCACTCATTGCACCTAAATCGTCTGCTTTAATGACCATAGCTTGAACTTTGGATTCATTCAAATTACGAGATTTGGCAGCCACACCAACTTGAGCAAAATCAAGAATATCACCACCTGAAGCAAGTGCTGACTTACCAGCCTCAAAATGTGCTCGTGCTAGGTTTGATTTCATTTTCTGAAGATCGTTATCGTTGTAAGCACCATTAGCAATTAATGCATCCATTGCGAGGAATGATTGATCACGATCAACACCACCATTAATCGCATTTCCTACAACAATCTTATTCATCCAATCTTTGGTGTTATTCCAGTCAGTTGGTGAATCTGATAGTTTTTGAGCTGCATAATGCAAATCGCGGTCATAATCCACAGTACGTTTAATAGGTTGCTGTAGAGCATAGCCAGCCCCAATTGCAACTCCACCAATGGTTGAAACTTTCTGCCACAATGACATTGTCTGTTGGGTTGATTGATGTGTACGCTTACTAGATTGTTCAACTTGTTTTGACCAGTTTGCTAGCTGTTGTGCTGAACCAACCTGTTGTTTTAAAAGCTGGCTTTGAAGTTTTGTCTGAATTGATTGTTGACGTAAAACTCCCTCAAGCATCTTGTTTGTACGTAGTAACTGGTCCCCGGCACGGGCTGTATTCAAAGTCTCACGTGTACCAACTTTAGCTGTATTTACAAACTTAGCTTGAGCAGAGGCAACCTGTGTCCATTGCGTATTAATTTTAGAGGTGGCTTGAATTTGCTGATCGGAGATGCGTTTCATCTCTTGGGCAGCTTGCTGGCCTTTAATCTGCAATGTCAAAGAAACTGTAGAGTTGCTTCCGCTCATAGCTTAGCCCTTTGGTTTTGAATGTCTACGAACATTAGTCACATAAGTTTTTGTCACGGTAGAACTAGACCCATTTGATTGGGTTTGAGTGGTGACAGATGATTGTGGTTTAGGTGTATTTTGTTGATGAGTATTATCAAGCCGCTCATCACTGAGTAAGGCCGCAGCCTGATCAAGCGGCATATCAGCCGCTCGATCATAAGGCACACCAATATCCATCAGTCTTCTGATGATTCTTGCTCTTGCTCTGAACTCTCGGCTGCTTCCTTTGCATCTAAGGCATCACGTAAGCCTTCAAGGTATTTCAAATTTGCACGGGATGAATGACCCAGCATGTCATAAGTGATTTCATGCTCATCACCTTCATCATCAACAAGCTTAGTCATCGCTGCCAAATCAGCAATATGAACAAATTGCCCAACTCCAATTTTTGCTTGAGCTTCAAGATATTCAATTGCAGTAGGCTGACGCATCACAATATTTCGGCTTTTGATATCAGTTTGACCGACTAACTTTTTCAAAGCTGTGGGTAAAGTACCTTCAATTTGACTCATTTTTCATACACCTATAGTGTTTCATCAAGATAATCTAAGCAGAACATTTCCAAGTCACGCATGGTTTCACCATTTACTTCATATGACTTACTAATTGACTGCACGTTACAATCAATAAAGGTTTCACGGTAATTACCATCAGGCGATTCAACAGAAAGACGACCATCTTTAACTGCTAACCAATTAACTGAATCCTTACCATTAGGAATGACTACAGAAGCTGTTAATTGATAGGTTGTGATGCCTTCTGATTTATACTTCACCCGTTTTTTACGGTTCATTGTAGGGACTGGGCGGTTGCCCGTAGTAATTGCTGATGTAAAACGAGCAACGTCATAGTCAAGCCCGTTAAAGCTCATGACGATTGCACCAACTGCATCTTCAGACATTGTTCAACACTCTTTTTTAAGATGTCCCATTGTCTAATGCATATAAAAATAAAATCAGGCGGAAGGACTTCCGCTCAATATGAAAAAAGACCGCAATAAGCGGCCTTTTAAAAGTCGAAGGGATAATTAATAAATATCGAGCGTTGGTGCAATCACATGCATACCACGTACTAAATGAGCTGGGGCTTTCACATTCACACGGTACTGATCTGTTGCATCCGGAGTCACAACAATCTCATCTAGACTTTCACGCACATTTTCAAGAATCTCAGCATCTTCAAGCTGAATCAAACGAGCTGAAATAATAGATTTAATATTGCGGCGTTGAGCAGCCGTGTTTTTACGACGAGGTTCTTTTTTAAGGTCCTGACGCACGACTTTACGTGTGTAGTCAACAATCAATACACAGTTAATATCAAGCATAAGATCGTCAGACTCACCAGAATCCGGGTTCATACGATAAGTCGAAATGGCACGAACAATTTCCGGTTTACCGTCTGCACCCGTTTCAATCATACAAACGCCTTTATTCATTGCTGCTTCCATACGTTCAAACGTTAGCTTGAACTCATCAGCAACAGGTGTAAGACCACCTAAGTTGACACCATTGAATGGCAATGCCGGGTCGTTAGAATCGGCTAAAGCTGCTGCGATTGCTGCGGCAATTTCAGGTTCTTGACCAGTTGCACCATGATAGCAAGGGCAGATCACACGATAATTGGTTTTTACTGGAGCTTGTGCCGCAAAAGCTTCAGCTGCTTCAATATCAGAAAAAGGTACAACTAGAATTGCTGGACGTTGCTCAATTGAGTCGCTGACTGCGGTTAAGTGGTCGATCCATGCAGTTGTGTCAGCTCCAACAGCTGGCGGAGCTGACACTGCAATGATTGTGTGACCAAGTGGTTTGATTGTATCGAGTGTATTTTGAAGAGTCATGATTAATACCTATCTTTTAAATCATTAAAGGTGCGGTAAGCAAGTAAGTGCTTTGGTTTTTCCAGAGTGCATTTTCAACATCACCTGCACCTCGACTTAATAGGAATACCAACTCATTACTATTTATTGCATAGTCAGTGTTCAAGCTTAGTTCAAGTAAATTCATATTGAATTTTGTGAGACAGAAATCAATAGGAGCATTTGGTGTTGAGACATCAATACAACGAATGTGATTTTGACGATTCATATGTGAAGTTCGGTATAGAACAAAGATTTTCCCAAACTGTGTTACCGCAATTAGTGGACGAGATAGTTGATTTGTAGTTAATGGTCCTGACAGGTCATACTTAAAAGTAAAGTCACTTACTAACTCACTTTTCCATGTCGATCCGTCGAACCAGATATGACAAATCTGAGTTTTGTCATTACCATCATATTGCGTAATAACAGTGTGATAGTGGGAGCTTAAATCACAACAACCACCATTTTGATTTACAAAGCCTGAACC